AAACAAGGTAGGCTAACGGCTATCAAGGATAATCAAGGTAAAATCGTAATTAACTCAGACACTATGAAAGATGAGTGGTCTAAAAAAAGTGAGCCAAAATTAATTAAGAAAATAGAGCATAAAACATACAAATCTTCACAATCTACTAGTGAATATCCAGAATATGGAGAGAGCAAAGCAAGAACGGAACATTTAAAAGCAGAATTATTAGAGTTAGAGCGTCAAGAGAAAGAAAAAAGTCTCGTGCCTGTAGAAGAAGTAAACACAATGTGGCAAACAATCATTACTAACACCAGAAATAAAATGTTAGGTGTTTCAGCTAAAGCACAACAAAGATTGCCTGATTTAGATAACAGCGCTGTTAGTTGTATTGATGACATTATTCGAGAAGCTTTAGAAGAGCTATCTGCTGCATGACAAGTATTGTTGACTTACAAAAACAAGCATATGCAGCATTTTTACCTCCTAAAAAACTAAGCCTAAGTGAGTGGGCGGATCAATATGCATATTTGTCTGTAGAAAGTTCAGCAGAGGGTGGTAGATGGCGTACATTGCCATATCAAAAAGGAATTATGGATGCTGTAACAAATCCTGATATAGAGCAAATAACTGTAATGAAATCTGCAAGAGTTGGATATTCTAAGATTCTTAATCACATTATTGCTTATCACATACATAATGATCCTTGCAGCATAATGATTGTGCAGCCCACTATTGATGATGCTACTGGTTACTCAAAAGAAGAAATAGCTCCAATGCTTCGAGATACTAAATGTTTACAAGGTTTAGTAAGTGATGCAAAAGCAAAAGACGGACAAAATACACTTCTACAAAAATTATTTCCTGGCGGAAACCTTACGCTTGTTGGTGCTAATTCACCTAGAGGATTTAGAAGGGTTTCACGGAGAATAGTTTTATTTGATGAGACAGATGGATACCCTGCCTCTGCTGGTACTGAAGGTGATCAAATAAAGCTTGGTATAAAACGTACAGAATTTTTTGTCAATCGAAAAATTGTAGCAGGGTCAACGCCAACAGTTAAAGATTTTAGTCGTATAGAAAAATTATTTAAACAGACTAATCAAATGCGTTATTACGTTCCGTGTCCCAAGTGTAATCATATGCAGTATTTAAGATGGGCTAATTTTGAATGTTTTGAAAATGATCCAAGCACAACTATTTATAAATGTGAAAACTGTAATACTCATATACCACATACAAAAAAAAGATGGATGGTAGAAAGAGGAGAGTGGAAGGCAACTGCACCTTTTAATGGCAAACACGTTGGTTTTCATATATGGGCGGCATACTCATATTCACCTAATGCAAGCTGGTCAAACCTTATGGAAGAGTATCTTGCTTGTAAAGATGATCAGGAACAACTAAAAACTTTTATTAATGTCACATTGGGAGAAGTATATGAAGACGAATATCATACAAAGGCAAGTGCAGATGGTTTAGCAAAACGTGCGGCAGAAGAAAAATATAATCAAGGAGTACCACCAAAAGAAGTATTGATATTAACTCTAGGAATTGACGTACAGGATGACAGACTAAGTATGTCAGTAATAGGTTTTGGTAGAAATGAAGAGATGTATCTTGTTGATAGAAAAGTCATATATGGATCACCAGCAAGAGCAGATTTATGGAAACAATTAGATGAGGTGTTGTTAGGTAAATATAAGAATGAATTGGGTCACGAATTAAAAATAGATACAGCAGCAATTGATACTGGAGGTCACTTTACTCAAGAAACATATCAATATGTCAGAGAACGTGAACATTTAGGAATTATTGGAATTAAAGGTATGGGTCAGAAAGGGAAACCTATTTTAGGTAAGCCAACAAAAGTAGATATACATTTTTCTGGAAAAGTATTGAAAAGAAGTTTTAAATTATTTCCAGTTGGAGTAGATATGGCAAAAACAACCATACATAACAAGCTAAAAGATGCAGAAGTAGGTAAAGGTTATATACATTTTTATCCTTCCACAACACAGGATTATTTTGAAGAATTAACAGCAGAAAGACAGATACTCAAATACAAAAATGGCTATCAAGAACGTGTTTGGGTCAAGAAAAACAATCAAGCAAACGAGGCATTAGACGAAATGGTCTATTCTTACGCTAGTTTTCAAAGATTATTACAAAAATATGACAGAAAAACTATATATGACCAATTTGCAAGAAGATTTGAAGATAAAAAGCCTCTAAAGGAGGCTAAGATAAGATTAAATCAAACTAAATTGGCTAAAAAGCCTAATTTTATCTCTAATTGGTGATAAAAAATGACCTTTCCACAAAAAATTCGCGCTGGTGATTTTGTTCAATGGCGTATTCCAGCTAGTCAAGATGTTTTTGGTAATTCCATAAGTAGTCCAGATTGGTCTGTTGTTTATTATTTAAGAACTAATACATCTTCTGAGGGCGCTACTGTAAACAGTTCTGCATACTTAGATGGCTTTGAATTTAGTATCCCTGCTGCAACTACAACTAATTTTGATGCAGGTGATTGGTTTTATCAAGCTGTAGCGAATAAATCAGGGCAAGAAATACAGACGATTTATACAGGTAGCTTTGAGGTTTTAGCTACTATGTCATATTCTGGAACACCAGCAGCCTTTGATGGTCGTTCACAAGTACAAAAAGATTTAGATGTTATACAAGCAGCAATAAGAACAATTATCAATGGTGGTGCGATACAAGAATACAAAATTGGAACAAGAACAGCTAAAAAATATGAATTATCAGAACTTCTTGCATTAGAAAGCAGATACAAAGCAGAGCTTGTACGAGAAAAACAAGCAGAGATGATAGCAAATGGTCTTGGCAATCCAAGAGCAACTTTTGTACGTTTTAACGGAGCAATCTAATGGGAATCAGATCAAGTATTGGAACAGCCGTAAAAAGAGTTTTAGGTTTTGGCAGAAATGCTAATCCCCTAAAAAATCTACGAGCATATCAAGGGGCATTAGTTTCTAGACTCACTTCTGATTGGATGAGTAGCCAGTTAAGCGCCGATGCCGAAATAAGGAATAGTTTGCGTAAGCTAAGAGATAGATCAAGAGAATTAGTAAGAAACAATCCTTATGCTAGACAAGCAAAACGTACAACACAAATAAATATTGTTGGTACTGGCATGAAGTTTCAGTCTCTTGTTGTACAACAAAGAGGTGGTAAAAGAGATCAAAGAGTTAATAATATTATCGAAGAAGCATGGGGAGAATGGACACAAGCAGATAGTTGTGATTGTGCTGGTAAATATAGTTTTCATCAATTTGAATGGTTAGCTGCTGGTGCATTGTGTGAATCAGGAGAAGCTATTTTTAGGATTGTTAGAAAACCTTTTGGTAATTCAGAAGTACCTCTTGCTTTACAAATAATTGAAAGTGATTTATTGGATGAAGAATATGATGGCAAGACACTTAACAAAAACAACGAATGGCGTAATGGCGTGGAAGTTGATGAGTGGGGTAGAGCTATACGTTATGCAATACTAACTAAACACCCTGGTGATGCATATTATCTAGATTACTCTGCTAGCCGAAAGCTACATATATTTATACCAGCAGAAGATATTATCCATTTATTCCTTCCAGAAAGACCTGGTCAAAACAGAGGTGTGCCTTGGTTTCATAGTGTTATGGCTGATATGCACCAACTACAAGGTTACGAAGAAGCTGCTGTTATCAGAGCTAGAGCCGGTGCAAGTATCATGGGATTCATTCAAAACGATCAAGGTGAGCTTATTGGTGACGATGTGCAAAACAGTCAGCGCATACAATCCTTTGAGCCAGGTACGTTTAGATATCTTATGCCTAATGAGTCTGTTACTGTTCCTGACATTGACTATCCATCTCAGCAGTATGAGATGTTCGTTAAAAATAAAATTAGACGTTTTGCAACAGGTATAGGTTGTAGCTTTGAGACAATTAGTAAAGACTTCTCAGAAACTAACTATTCAAGTTCAAGATTAAGCTTGTTAGAAGATCGTGAGCATTGGAAGTTCTGTCAGAAATATATAATTGATAATTTTCATTATCGAATATTTAAAGAGTGGTTAGATCTTGCTGTTTTGTCGGGTGTAATAGATTTTCCTGATTATGCATCTAATTCAAAAAGATATTGCAAGCCAAGATGGACTCCACCAGCACAACATTACGTTGATCCTCTGAAAGAAATTAAGGCATATCGTGAAGCCGAACAGGCTGGTTATATGACTAAGTCACAGGTCATAGCACAGACAAATGGCGGTGATTATGATGATATTGTTTCTGAAATAGCAAGAGAACAAGAGGTTGCTAAGTCGTTAGGTGTAACATTAGACAAAGATCTAGATCTTGAAGTAGAGCTAGGGCAAATGTCACTTGACCTATCTCCTAATCAACCAGAGCAACCAGCAAGATCTAGAAAGCGCAAAAAGTCTAGTTAACTATGGCAAATGTTAGTGGAACAGAGATCAACCTCAAACCAACTCAAGGAATGGTTACAGAGGCAAAAAGATACAAAGCGTGGAAAGAGGAAGGTAAGGCTGGTGGTACGCAAGTAGCAGCAGTCAGAGCTAGTCAAATAATTGCTGGAGGAGAGCTATCTGCTGATGTTGTAGTTCGGATGTTTAGTTTTTTTAGCCGCCATGAAGTTGATAAAAAAGCAGAGGGTTTTAGAAAAGGAGAAAAGGGATATCCGTCAAAAGGGAGAGTGGCCTGGGCGGCTTGGGGCGGAGATGCTGGATTTAGTTGGAGTCGAGGAAAAGCTGCTGCAATAAAAAAAGCGCGAGAAAGAGCAGAAGTTATTGAAATGGCAAGGCCATATCCAAATGAACACGCAGCAACAATCGTTAATTCTGACCAATTTGATACATTTAGGAGGTCAAATGATGAAAGAGGCGAGGGTATAGACTATATTTTTGGTATAAAGGATAATGAAGAGGGAGCAGAACTACAATCAATTCGATTTAGGCTGACTCAGTATTCATCATCTCAGGCTTTAGATTGGCTCGAAGAAAATGAATTCGATCCGATTAAATTTGAACCAGCCACTAATGAAAAAACTATGACTAAGGAAACCCCAACAATAGAAAGGGCAGAACCAGATGCTCTTAAGGTAGGTGATTTTGTATCTTGGAACTCTAGTGGAGGTCGTGCTAGAGGAAAAATTGATCGCATTGTTAGAGATGGGTCAATAGATGTACCAGATAGTTCATTCACTATTACAGGTACAGAGGATGATCCAGCGGCTTTAATCACTCTCTACAGAGATGGGGAGGCAACAGACCGTAAGGTAGGTCATAAATTTTCGACACTTACAAAAATTGCCGATATTAGATCGATTGAGGCTGGAGATAGATTTGAGCGTAAAGAGGTTACAGATTTCAAAAATGTGAAATCCAGAACATTTGAGTTTCCATTTAGCTCTGAATATCCTGTTAAGAGATATTTTGGTAACGAAGTGTTAAGCCATGATGAAGGCGCAGCAGATTTATCTCGACTAAACGATGGTGGTGCTGTTCTCTTTAATCACGATATGAACAAACCTATAGGGGTAGTGGAAAGTGCAGAAATTGACCCTACAACTAAACGAGGTTATGCAAAAATTCGCTTCTCGCGCAATAAATTTGCTTCTGAAGTCTTAGAAGACGTTAAAGATGGTATTTTACGCGGTATTTCTTTTGGTTATCAAATAAATGATATGGAGGAGATGGAAGATGGAATGCGCGCAACTAACTGGTCAGTCCACGAATTAAGTGTTGTTACAGTTCCAGCAGATCCTACAATTGGAATAGGAAGAAGTTTGATAGAACCCTCTCAAGGTAATAGTATTAATATAGAAGATAAGTCTCCTCTAGAGGAGATAAATTCTGCGGAAGTATCCGCATCACCCTCGGTTCGTACTATGGAAGAATCAACTAAAGAAACTGCGGTTGAAGCGGAGAAATCCGTTGAAATCGACATCAAAGCCGAAGTTCAACGTGCTATTGATGAAAATAATGCTCGTACAGCATCGATCACTTCGTTATGTCGTGAATTTGGAAAGTATGGAGCAGAAGAGCTTGCTGACTCACTCATAAAGGGTAATAAAACTCCCGAAGAAGCTAAAGCAGCAATCCTCGATCTTGTTAAAAACAAGGCAGAGGTTCGTAATACACCTATTCGTTCAACAGACATGACACAAAACGATGTTGGCTTAGACCAAAAAGAAATTAAGAGATTCTCTTTCTTAAGAGCATTAAACGCTCTAGCAAATCCAACAGATCGCGCTGCACAAGAAGCAGCAGCTTTCGAGAGAGAAGTATCTGATGCAGCTTCTAAGAAATATGAGAAGCCAGCAAACGGAATACTTGTTCCTAACGAAGTCTTAAAAAGAGACTTAAACGTAGGTACAGCAACTGCTGGTGGTAACTTAGTTCCTACAGAGCTTCTTGCTGGTTCATTCATTGACATTCTTAGAAAGAGAATGGCTGTGATGGCTACAAACCCAACAATGCTTACAGGATTGTCTGGTAACGTATCTATCCCCAGAATGACATCTACATCAACTGCGTACTTCGTAGGTGAGTCTGGATCTCCAACAGAAAGTCAGCAAGCTTTTGATCAGGTCAACATGACACCTAAGACAATTGGTGCATTTGTTGATTATTCAAGAAGATTACTTCTTCAGTCATCTATAGACGTTGAAGCAATGATCAGAGATGACATTGCAAAGGTTATTGCTACTAAGTTAGATAACGCAGCGATTTACGGTTCTGGTAGTTCAAACGAGCCATTAGGTATCAAGGATACAACTGGTGTAGGTACACAGACAATTAGTACATTTGGTACTTTTGCTGAGTACATCGGAATGGAGACAGACGTTGCAGCAGCAAACGCTGATGTAGCTAATATGTTCTACCTAATCAACGCTTCTGCTAGAGGTGCTTTAAAGTCAACAGAAAAGGCTTCAAACACAGCGCAGTTCGTGTTTGAGAACAACGAAATTAACGGCTATCCAGCTATTGTTTCTAACCAGCTTGCAAACAACGATGTTCTCTTTGGAGACTTCTCACAGTTTGTAATTGGTATGTGGTCAGGCTTAGATCTAACAGTAGATCCATACGCAAACGCAACAAGCGGTAGTGTAAGAATTATTGCATTACAGGATGTTGACTTTGCTGTTAAGCAGCCTGGTGCATTCTGCTTCGGAACATAATCACATGAAGGTCAAACTACTTAGACCAACAATGGTAGCTGGAGTTCCAACGGACTCCGGCTCTATCATTGATGTTGAGCAGCAAACTGGTGAATACTTAGTTGCTATCGACAAGGCTGAACTTGTAGTTGAGACTTGTGAAGCACCTACTGTTATTACAGAAACAGAAGTCGAGTCAGAAGAAAAAGATGATGATGATGAAGTTGACTTTTCTCAAATGACAAAAGCTGAACTTGAATCATATGGTCGTTCTCTTGGGTTAGAACTTGACAAAAGACACAACAAAGCTGATCTAATTTCTGAATTAGAGAAGTATCTTTCTTAGGAGGTAACTTAAAATGTCTGTTATTCAACAGAACTTAGAAAAACTAACTGTTGTTGCTGGTGTTGCTACTGCTGCTGTAACAAGCACAGCTACATCAAGCGC